TTGTGCCATTGTGTTACTCCAAAGTAGTAGGGATTGTAGCCCCGTTCCTTCAGTCAACTTTTGCGTCCCATGTACACTCTAGTCCTACTGCTTCCGTAAGATCTATTTGATAGATCTCCACTATCTCTTGTTTAGTTTGAGCGTTAACAGTATTGTTAACATTCACCCGATCTATCATCTCTGATACATCGGCACAAGTTAATGCAGTAGCTAGCAAAAATTCCATGAGGATGAACGATTCCGTTCCGAGTCGGCTTACTTGCGTCCCTTTTGGGATGAACGTAATGTCATGATAGCATGACATAATTATTTAGTCAAGTAATTGAATAAAATGTGTACTTAAGAAACAGTTCTTCCCCCTTCTTGATTGGTTTGATAGTCTTCATATGATATATCTTACCCCAATCCTCTTGCTCATACCATTTAACACAGTTAGGATCTTCACTATGATTTACGAATCCACCTAAAGGAGTTCTCATAATATCTTCATCCACCACAACATGAGAAATACCAAGATACATCATAGAATCGATATCTTCCTTGGCAAATAGTCCTTGTCCTGCGACAGGACTATCTTTAACATGTAATTCTGGTGGAAGTGCTCTATACATTAGAAACTAGACTCATCCTCACCTTGTCTTTGTGCCCACATATGACGTTCCATCTCCCACATTGCTTCTGCTGTACCTCTTGGCAATTCATGCTGACCTGCTTTGTCTAGTAACCTATCATATTCATCAGCACTATCAGTAATTGCTTTTTTAAGTTCCTCTAAATCCCACTCTGGTTCAGAGGGAGAATCCTGCAAAGGAGTCTGACTTGACATCTTGTTTGATTCCTCCAACGACATAACTTTCAATCTCCGTTTCTTGTGGTGCATTTTGTTGACCCTTAGAATTGAGCCAGTGCTCAGTCCAAGGTAATGGATTGTTTCTAAGGGGTTGATCGTATATAGGTTTCAAACCTATTGCCTTCATCCTCCTGTTAGCAATCCACTCAACATAATTGTGTAGTAATCTTTCATTCAATCCTATCATACTACCTTCTTTAAACAAATAGTTTGCCCATGCCTTCTCTTCATCGACACATACCTTAAACATTTGTTCAACAGTTTCCTGTTCTTCTTCTGCAATTTCTTTCATCTCTGGATCATCCTTACCTTCAGTCCAATTTTTTAATATCTGTTGTGTTAATACTAGGTGTTGTGATTCATCTCTAGCAATGAGTGATAGTATCTTTGCTGATCCTTCCATGAGTTTGTTCTCACCAAATGCAAAGGAGCAAGCAAAACTTACATAGAATCTAATGCCTTCTAGTATGTTAACATTAGCAACTGCTTTATACAAATACCTTTTAAGATCTCTTACTGTCCACTCAGAATTAGGATGAGATCTCATGTCAGGTTTCCAAGCATTACTCTGATCATATTCATGTGCATAATTAATAAAGTCATCATAAGACTTTGTAACACTCTCTGCTCTTGAGAGAATATTATCATCAGTTAAAATGGTATCAAAGACCTCTGATGGATCCGAGTAAACATTCTTAATAATATATGTGTATGATCTACTATGGATCATCTCCATGAACTGCCACACTTGCATACATGCTTCTAGTTCTGGTAGAGAACAGTAAGGTATGAATGCCATACCAGGTGCTCTACCTTGTACACTATCCAACATGATCTGATACTTCAGGTTAGAAGTAAAGATGTGTCTCTGTTGGTCTGTAAGTTGTGCATAGTCAGCACGATCTTTCTGGAGTGACACCTCTTCAGGTCTCCAGAAATATCCTAGTTGTTGCTGTGTTAGACGGTCAAATGTAGGGAACCTATAATTATCATAACGTTGAACACTCAGGGGTGCTCCAAAAAACATAAATTGCTTAGTAGTATCAACGACATTCCTGTTGAAGACTGTCATACCACTTACCTCTTTAGACTGCACAGCTGTCACAGACCTCCTCCTCAGTAGTTAATAGTTCATTAATAAGTTTATCAACATCCACATCATCACCATCTTTCTTGGCATCGTATGTGTTTTGATAATAAGAAGTCTTCCAACCATACTTGTAGGTTGTCAGTAAATCCTTTGCCATCGCTGATACTGGAACTTCATTATCAGGATAGTTCTCTGGATTATAAGACCAGTTACCACTGATCGCTTGATCAAAGAACTTCTGCATAATAGCGACTACATTAATGTACCCAGTATTATCTGGCATGTCCCAAAGAAGCGTATAGTTATTCTTTAGTGATCCATAAGACGGAACCACTTGCTTAAGAGGCCCTTTCTTTGACTTCTTAATGGACAAGTAGTCTCTAGGAGGTTCGATTCCATTGGTAGCGTTTGACACAACGGAACTGCTCTCCGAAGGCATTTGTGCCGACAGTGTGCTGTTCCTAAGCCCATACTTGGATATGCGTTCCCTAAGAAACTCCCAGTCACATGATAGATCATTGGGTATAATCTCATCAACGTCCTTCTTATATGTATCCGTAGGTAAAATACCATCTGCATACTTTGTTTTACCAAAGTAACCGCATGGTCCTTTCTCCATTGAAAGACGATTAGATGAAGTCAATAGAGCATACTGAAATCTTTCTGTGAGTTTATGAACTAAATCATATGCCTCTGGACTTTCATACTTGGCATTATTCTTAGCAAGATAATGTGCCAAACCAATAAAACCTATACCAAGTGATCTACGGTTCTTTGTAGACTGCTCTGCTGCCTTTACAGGGTACTGTTGATAATCAATAAGAGCATCAAGACCACGTACTGCAAGATCACACAACTCATCTAACTCATCAAGTTTATTAATCTTACCCACATTAATAGCAGAGAGAATACACAATGCTATCTCACCATTACCATCAATATGTTGGATAGGATCTGTAGGTAATGTAATCTCCTGACATAGATTACTCATGCTCACCTTATCCTTAAAGGATGAATGAGTATTACAATGATCTATGTTCATCAAATATATACGACCTGTCTCTGCTCTCTCCTTTAAGAGATCCAGAATTAATTCTTGGGCACCGATGGTTGACTTAGGGATGGATTCGTCGGACTCGTATTGAGTATAGAGTTCGTCAAAGGAATCGCTACCAAAAGCGTCATACAGCCCAGGCACATCATGAGGACTGAATAAAGTGATAGTACCGTTTTGGATAAATCGCTCATAAAAAATCTTACTTAATTGTATACTGTAGTCTAGTTTTCTTACTCTGTTGTCTTCTGTTCCTTTGTTGTTCTTGAGGACGAGGATGTCTTCGATTTCCTGATGCCAGATAGGAAAGTGGACAGTAGCTGACCCTCCTCTGATGCCGTTTTGAGTACAGCATCTGACAGTTGACTCAAGTTTTTTAAGGAAGGGGACCACACCTGTGTGTTGAACTTCTCCACCCCTGATTTTACTGTTGATGCCCCTGATGCGACCTGCGTTGATACCAATACCTGCCCTCTGAGCGACATATTTGCCAATAGCCATATCGCCACTAAAGATACTATCGAGGGTGTCATCAAGATCAACCAGAACACAACTTGCAAATTGGCGAATGGGGGTTCTAACTCCCGCCATGATGGGGGTTGGGATGTTGATTTTGTGCTTGCTGATTGCGTCATAATACTTTTTAATATACTCCAGTCTATAAAACTTATCGTCATCTTGGAAGAGAGTAACTGCTATCATCATGTACATAAACTGAGGAGTTTCAAACACCTCTCCAGTGCTTCTATCTTGTACAAGATACTTATCACATACCTGACGTATACCTGCATAGGTAAACAGATAATCTCTGTCATGATCTATGTATCCGTTTAATTTTTCCCACTCCTCATCATTGAATCTTTTGAGAACTTCACTGTCATATACACCTTTGTTAACACAATTTTGTACATGATCTTTAAGGATAGGATGCTTGTCAGGATGTCCATTATACACAGACTTCCTCAAACCAAACAAGAGAAGTCTAGCAGCAACGAACTGATAGTTAGGATTCTCTAGAGTGATTAGATCATTAGCAGAGCGAATAAGGATCTCTTGAATATCCTTAGTCTCAATTCCATCAAAGAATTGGAGACCACTGTTGATCTCTACTGCTGATTCAGAAACTCCTGCGAGTCCTTCGCAAGCATGTTCAACCATCTTATGAACTTTTTCAAGGTTAAGAGTGGTCTTCTCACCATCTCTCTTAACAACTTTGATTTCCGTACTGGGTGTCATACTTTCTTCCACTCTGTAAATTTGATTTGTGCCTCTATGTTTTGGTAGGTGTTTGATTCTACCAGAGAATTAACGTCATGTCCAGCCATGACCATATCATTTATATCTTTTTGTTGTATATCATTTGGCCAGATCACTACCTTTTCTCCTCTATCGATTGACTTGGATATTCTGTTGACGATTTCTCTGTTACGAGGTTCGTTATCATAAACCCAAATATAATCGCTCCAATTATACGACCTAGGATCAACGTCAGACCCAGCCATCGCAACGGAATTATCCAAGAAGGTCGAATCAAACGGTCCTTCAGTGATGTAGATTGGTTTTGTTTCATCAATGTTATCTAATCCGAAGATCTTAGGTCTGTTCTCATCTAACATCACCGTGATATACCTCATCTTATCCTTCGGGTTTAAAGATCTTCCTTGAAAACCAAACCATTTTTTCTCTACATCAACAAAAGGAATAATAATTCTTGAGTGGTCCTTTTTGATGCCAGAGAAAGTAGGTTTCTGAGTGTTAACCCAAGTACAGAACTGGTCTGTAAAATAGAATAAGGACGGATTTAATTTCCGTCCTACGATGTACTTATATGCTTGATGTTCTATATTTAGATCAGAAACTTTTGTAAGTTCTCCTTGTTTTTTAAATACAGGTTTTTTAAATTTTGGTTTAGGAACATAAGATCCTTTACCTGTTGTGCCACTCTTATATCTCTCCATGATGTACTCATCATGAAGGTCTGGTGCCTGATCTTTTAAGAAGTTTGGTAACGTCCTACCAACTCCACAGTTATGGCATTTATATACCATATCTGCTTTCAGACGAAAAAAATACCCCCTTGCCTTGTTCTTATGTTTCTGTGAATCACCACAGTAAGGGCAACGGAAGTTGTATAGGTCTGCTTTCTTCTTAACAAACTTATCAAGTCTGCCAGATAGAAGCATTACGTAATGTGCATCAACAAATTCAGACAATACGATGGACGTTTACTACATCCATAGTAACAGGTGGAGATGAGTCTGTCAAGTTTCTTAGGACCGCTTGTCCGATTGGACTAACGATGAAAGATATAACACTAAGAGCACCAAATATAGTCCACATCTTTTTTTCCATGAGTCTAAGACGCTCATCGACTTTTCTGATATCTCTTTCACAACCTTTCTTTATCTCCTCTGCTTTACGATTTACTTCTCTATGAACACTATCTACTTTCTCAAATAATACTGCATCTATTCTATCTTGCTTGTCCAACTTCTCATTATGAACAGCAAGTAACTCACCCATCTTGGTTGAGTTATCGGATAGTTTATCTACTACCTTCTCCAGTCGTTCTAATATTGCTGCGTTTATCTCTGACATTACTTATCAACAGTTGCCTGTGCTCCACCTGCTCTTTGCTTCTTCATAAGAGATGCAGTTTTCTTTTGCAACTCCTTTCTAATTTGAATAATCTTTTGATTTGATTTGGTCTTCTCAAGACCAATCTGCTGACGAGTCATCTGCTGTTTCATCTGCTGATCAGCTTGCTCTTTAACATTCTTCAGATGCTTCTGTCTTTTATCCATAAAGAACTTACCAGCATCACCAGGTAAAATTCTTTCAATACTAATATCCCCACGGTATCTGTAGTTAATAAGCAAACGTAACTTCTGTCTTAGTTCTGCTGGATTACTAGCATATACTATAGTAGATCCTATTTCAGGAAGAGAAACTTTATATTGAAATAGACTTGACTTAGGGGCAAGTTTATTTACTGCAGTCACACTCTCTTTTACCTTTTTCTTACCATCAGATAACTTATTACCTGGTGCTACCAACTTCTTTAAATCTTTACGCTTTGCTCTCATACGCATGACAGGATCGAATCCAGCATTAGGTCCAGTCGCAGTAGCACTGCCACTAAAACCTCCTGTTCCCGCTGTCATCATTTCTTCGTTCATTAGAGTTTCTCCAGTTCTTCTTCTAAGTCAGGATCCACCTCTAAAGATGGCATCATTCCTATAGGATATTTATTCAAGTAAAGTAGTAGAGTTTTTAATAGACTCCAATACTCCCTCTCCATCTTAAAAAATAGTAAGGGAGTTGCTGATTCACCAAAAACATTATAAAGTATGATTAAATGATTGATAATAAGATGAGTTCTTAAAGAACCCCCTCGAACATAACGCTTCAAGAGTCTTTTCAGATACTTGAAGCGTTTCATATCCTCATCAAAATCCTCCCTGGTCATACAGGAAGGATTCTCATAATGCTTAATGGCGAACAGAATGTAATTGGATTCATTCAGTTCGTCAATTAACATATATTATTATGCTGAAACTGTTAGTGTAACTGCTGTCAAACCACTGAGTACCAATGATGCTGCTGTTGAACCATCTGCTGTGTCAGTAATTGTACCACTGTTAAGTGAGATGTTACTTCCACCTAGTGTCAATACGTCATCCTCAGCAACAGTTTGAGATGCTACTGTGAAACGCTTCCTGTTTGCAGTTGAACCAGTTGCAGTATAGGTAAGAGTGTGAGGTCCACGACCACTACCTGTACCTTGGTTACCGTTAGCGATTACAACTTGAGGTGATCCAGCAACTGTTACCTTCTCATCCCATGTAACCTCAGCAGTAATTGTCCTACTACCAGCTGCAATAGAAGATTGTACAATACGAATCTTAGTTACAGTAGGTGCAGCAAGAGTTGTCGATAGACCACCAATACATGCTAACACTTCTGGTTGTGCATTAACATTATCACTACCACTGTTGGCAGTACCAGGTGCTACAACCCATCCTGCTGTGTCAGCATAAACTGTAGCTTTATTGTAGTCTGAGTTCTCGTCTTCTGGCAGCCATTTGGGCTTGTTGGTGGCCGAAGCTGCGGATTTTCCCCATAATGGCATGGTAAACTATCTCCGAATATATTCTGTATGAGTATTTATAAACTTAACTTTCTAGCAGTGCCTTCTGAAGTGCCACAACTAGTTCATCATCTACTTTGTTACCAGTCTTAGCTGCTGCTTTCTTCAGCAACTTAATTACAAAGTCTTTAATAACAGAATCAAGATCATCAGGTATCCTATCAACTGCTTTGTTGATGATACTGATCGCAATGGGCATTAAAAAATTGATCATTATTTTGTACCAATAGGTACTCTATATAGCACCTTTATGTACCTAGACCTTTACCTTTCTTATAGTTATCTTCTCCTCCATACCTTGCCATTGTATTAGCGTAATCCTGACTAGATTTAAACCCTGCCTTCTTTGCCTTAGCAGCATATGCTTTCTTATTATCTGCTGCCTTCTTGTACTTACCAGTACCAGCATCAGATTTAGCACCCTTCACTTTCTTCTGTTGTCTGCTTCCCCCTGTCATTACAGCACCTTTACCATGCTCTTTTCTTATTTTATCAAGAACAAATGACAGTGCTTTATCCTTTTTTCCAGATGGTTTCTTAGTACCTCCCTTATCATAACCCTTCTCTTTCTTAAGACGAGTTGCTTCTTGGAAATTATTAAAGGTCAAGATCGAATTTTCAGTGCTCTCTTCTGTGCTTTCTTCTGAAACTTCTTCTTGACTGTCATAGGATTCCAAGTGCGGGTTTTTCATTTGCGGACCTTTCATAAGTTCCTTTCTCGCCTTCTCATTATTTTTCAGGCGTTTCTTAAAGTCGGTCTCTAAGTATGTATCATCTTTCTTCTTTCCTTCTGACATTGAATTGCAATTACAATCATCTCCACACTTATCATGAGATTCATGAGTATCACAATCACAATCACAAGAAGATTTCTCCATCACATCCTTAAGATTAGGATTGATTTTGACTTTAGTTTTTTTCTCGTTAAGTTCTTTAAAGCTTAGCATCTGCCTTCTCCTTTTCAAGAATAACGTTTTCTATTTCTTCAATAGAGAATAAATTAGACTCATATAGATGAGCAATCTCATCATAAGATTCTCCCATACGAGTAGCAAGTTTGTTTGAACCCTTTGATACTGCACGTGCAGTCTTACCAACTGCTTTCTTCAGACCACGCTTAATTGCACCACCAATTCTGCTCAGTAAACCTGGACCTTTCTTTTTCTCCCCGCCACCATCACTTCCACCACTATCAGGTCTGCTAGTAGTAGTGCTTGCATTATCACTAGTAGTAGTACGAGACTTTGCTACTTCTTTCTGCTTTTCTTTAGCAGCAGAGAACTCACCAGCAACTTTGCCAGCAGTCTGTACTGCTTTCTTTCCTACTGCCTTAACACCTTTCTTAACTAGAGAACCTGCCTTCTTAGCAGCAGACTTAAGTCTCTCCATACGAGAAGGAGATTTTTTCTTAGATAGTAATCTCTTACGTGCCTCTGATCCTGCGTCTCTTTCAGGTGCTTTCTTAGGTGCTTGTACAGCAACATTAGGCATTGCTGAATGCTTTGATGGTGCTTCTGTTAATACTTCAGTCTCTTCCAAGTGCTCACAAATTTCAATAAGATCTTGATCGTCTTCTGCTATCTCATGAATAGATTCTATCATGACATCGATGAGTTCCTCATCAGACATCGCATCAATCTCTTCTCCTAGTTGAGCAATTTCTTCAAACTCCTCATCAGAGAAAGCAAATGCTTCCTTCTGATAATGCTTCTTCTTCTCTTTCTTTTCTCTCTTACTAATCTTACCATCTACATCACTTTTCTCATACCACTTACCATCGCAGTCATCATCCTGCCAACGAGGTTCCTTCTTTTTGGCTTCCTTTTGGACTTCAATCTTTCCTGTTTTCTTTACGTCAACTTTACCGCCTTTAGAATATCCCTTGACTTCATCAAGGGCAGCAGTCATATCTGGTAGGTCTCTGAGATTCATTTTACTTAGCGTCCTTGTCCCTTTTATTTAGCTTGCGAATGAATTCACCTGGAGTTAATTTTCTCACATAATTGTCAAGTTGATCTGTACCAACCTCACCAGCAGGTTTCCAATTAAAATACTTAATATCATTTACTTCTACTAAGTCTTTCAACCAAGAACGATAGATACCATCACGCTCATCAATAGAGATGACATAATTGCTACCACGACTAACAACTTTAGAAACGATCCCTGTGTTTGAGTTCTCGACAAAACTTCCTACCTCAAATAAATTTTGATTAAAATATGCTTCACGGAGACCTTGAGGATCTAACCTAGGAGCAATCTCATACAGATCATATGATGCTTCAGCAAAATCGTCAAACTCTTCTACTTGCATTGCTTGACGTAAAGTTGTGTATAACTTTTCCGTACCATCTTTACCTAAACTTTTTGACATTCCCTTTCTAAAGGAATCAAAATCATCTTCTGCTGCTGCCTTACGAAGTTTAGATGCAGACATACCCTCCACACCTTCACCATCTGGATCTCTTGCTCCCGCAGAAACTACATTAATCTCATCAAATGTGTATACATCTCCGTTATATTTCTGTGCAAGACTATTAAACTCACTAACTCTATCTCCACCAACTACTAAATTTACTGAACTATATCCCTCACCATCAAGAGTAGTAAGAACATCAAAGATAGTTCTCATCTCTTCATTGTTTTGAATAGCATTAGCATGATCAGGATATGCTTGCTTCATAAATCCAATTTTAGTTCCTGCATCAAGAGGATTCTTCTTAGGATCTTCAGATCTAGATGGATATATTCTATACTCTCCTCCAGTAGACTTTGCCTGTTGAGCAACCTTGTTTAAAAGTTTCTCATGCCCAACAGTAGGTGGATTAAATCTTCCAAATGTAACAGATATGCTACCTTGATCGACCTGACCCTCGCCGCTTCCAGTTTCTTCTCCTCCATTTTGCTGCGTTGCAGTTGCTGCTTGTTGGGCAGAAACCTTTA